CGCCTCCACCTCCACCAGTTCCAGTATTTGCAGAAGCGCTAGAACCATTTCCACCTCCGCCGCCAGCCGCCCGGGTTACACCATCAATAGAACAATTGGTACCGGAACCTCCAGTAGAGGCAGAAGCAGCAGTATTAGAACCACCACCTCCGCCAGAGTAAGCATCATACACTCCAGAAGCGCCATTTCTTCCTTGATTAGCGGTTCCACTTGCTCCGCTTTGCGGTTCTTGCGAACCACCACCTCCGGAACCACCAGTATTTGGAGTAGTAGAATAACTACTACCACCGCGTCCACCGCCAGTAGATGTAATTGTCGAAAATATACTATTTCCACCATTTGTGTTTACGGCCCCACCACCGCCAACGGTTACCGTATACGCAGTTCCAGAAACTATGCTAATACGACTTTCAGACGTAGATGCTGCTCCGGATGTTCCAACTGTTGTTCTAAGTCCACCAGCGCCTCCTCCACCACCATTTCCAGCTGGACCGAAACCAAATCCGCTTCCCCCTCCTGCTCCTCCGGCAATAACAAGAAAATCAACCGTTAGCTCAGGAAGTTGATATGTAGGTGTAGCACTAGCCCTGGCGTAAAGAAATTTTGGAGTTCCAAAAGTTCCGGCTTGAGATGCTTTATAGACGGGAGTCATTAGCTAATCTCCACTCCTGAAATGTGGAAGTTGACACCAGTCGTAGATGCGTTTCCACGAATCTTCTTTGGCGTAGCATTAGCAGGAAGTACTTGCTTGAGAGTAATGAATACTGAGTCAGATGCCGGTACGGAAGTACTTTGAGCAATGCTAACCGTGTCAAGTTTGATAGTAAATGTAGCAGCCGAAGTGGTTGTATTGGTTACAACAATATCGGTAACCACCGTTGTGGTTGTTGAGTTAGGAACCGTATAGAGGTCGGTTTCTGCTGTTGATGCTGCTGTTCTTGCCAGCGCTTGTGATACGACAGCCATTAGTTACTGCCCTTTCTTAGTAGACGCCCATAATGGACTTGATTTCAACTGAGTCTAAATCTGGTTCAGGCACTTCTGCCCAAGCCAATCCTGTTGCCGTAGAGATATCAACGCTGAGGAAGTACCCGTTTGTTCCAAGTGCTAGACGTGCTGGAGTACCAGCAGTGCTAGCTGAGATAAGGTCACCCTTAGCCTCTAGCAAGTCAATATCGAGTGCTGTGGTCAGGTCAAATGCTGTAAAGGTGATAATCTCAAGGATGTCGCTAGCAGCCAATGCTGGGCTAAGAGATGCGATAGAGGTTCCATTGGTAGCCACATAATCAGTACCGCGCACCAATAGAACACCATTGAGGTAGACCTGCTCCTTGCCAACAATGTAGCTAAGGGTCAGACCATTGTCGTCTGGACCTGACTCAGAGGTTTCTCCTCCAGCAGCGGTATACTTGTATCGGAAGATTTGAGCAGTAGATGAGATACCACCCCAGGCAGAACCTGACCAGACGTACATCTGATTATCTACCGTGTTCCAGTACAGAGCACCCGTAAGAAGCGGATTGCCGTCGTTGTCTACTAATGGGGGAGTTGACTTTGCTCCGAGGTATCGGTCATCAAATGAGTCGTAGGATGCAGCAGCGTTAGCAGCAGAAGTGCTAGCAGCCACAGCCGAAGTGTTGGCGTTAGCAGCCGAAGTGTTTGCACTAGCGGAACTGGTACTTGCAGCAGATGCTGAGGCAGCTGCGCTAGCAGCAGATGTAGATGCAGCAATCGAGAACGCCTCGATAGAGGCTACTGCTGCGGTAGCAGAACTTGCGCTAACCGAAGCACCGGCAGCAGAGGTAGAGGCTGCAGCAGCCGATACCGATGCACTTGCTGCCGAGGTAGAAGCATTGACTGCGCTGGTATTCGCAGCAGCAGCACTGGTCGATGCAGCAGCAACATTGGCCACAGCGGTAGACGCAGCGATAGCAGACGTGTTAGCAGCAGCAGCGGAAGCAGATGCACTTGCTGCAGAAGTCGAGGCTGCTATGGCAGATGTATTAGCGGCAGCAGCAGATGTGGTAGCCGAAGCAGCATTTGCTGCGACTGCAGCCATTGAGGCACTAGCAGAGGTAGCACTAACTAGAGCAGACGCTGCGGAAGTGCTGGCTGCGATAGCAGAGGTGTTGGCTGCAGCGACAGATGTTGTAGCAGCAATAGCACTTGTATTGGCTGCAGCAGCACTTGTAGAGGCAGCAGAGGCGCTAGCAGAGGCACTGGCTGCGCTGGTGCTAGCAGCAATCGCTGAGGTATTAGCAGCAGCTGCAGAGGTAGAAGCAGCCGTAGCGGAGCCAAGGATAGAATCTACATAGTCCTTTGGAGCAGCCGAAGATGAGACCATACCTGCTGAGGACAAACCGGTGATGACCGGTGTGCCAGAGATAACAGGGCTTGTCAGGGTCTTGTTGGTCAGGGTCTGGGTAGCAGAGTTGATTGTCACCGTACCAGTTACATCTGGCAAGGTGATGGTGTTGTCCTGAGTTGGCTCAGCCACCGTAAGGGTAGTCTCAAATGGGTCAGCATTGGTACCCTCGAAGACGATTGAGGATGGAGCCGTAGGCGTACCAGTAAATACTGGGTCAGAGATTGTAGGAGCAGTAAGAGTCTTGTTAGTTAGAGTTTGCGTCTTGAGAGTACCGACGACAACGCCTTCTCCAGCACCAATGCCGTGCATTGTGTGAGCATTACCACTGCCATCATTGTAAGAGGCATCAGCTTCTGCGTGAAGGTTAGCATCACGATAATCTCTACCGATAGCCATATGGCGAACAACTGCACCAGCCGAGTGAGACTGCGCCGAGGAACCATCGATAGCACGCGTGATCGTGAAAGTGTTTGTAGAGACCGCAGTAGCATCAACAATCTCCTCGAGGGCTGTATCAGGGTCAATGACCAAAGTGAAGGTACGCCCTGCTGGGATGGTAACACCACCAAGGAGGGCTGTGCCAGAGACAACAGTAATCGACGAAGCACCAGCAGTAACTGTGCCAGTCAGCGTCGACTGCTGAGAGCGGGATGAGTATTGGCGTGTTGTCATTCAGGTTCCTATCGAGTATAGTGAACGCGTGGGGGATAGAGGTTTTGTTGACGCTTTGCCTCTTCGTTTAGGCGCTGCGTATACAATGCGTAAAGCTGACGCGTAGCGTTTGCGGATGAACCGAATGGACGCTTGGTGTCAATCTCATCAGCCTGTGGGCTGGTCTGAGAGACCCGGGCAGGGTCAAGGTAGGAGATCAGTCGATAGGCTGCACCAATGGTGACTACATCTCGACAGGAGGCTGGCAAGCCCGTGGTTGTTGTAAATACATCTGAGGTGCTAGACATCGTGCTAGGCTCTGTGGCGTACATCACCTTGACAGTACGACCAGCAGTAATGTAGTCATAAATCGTAACAGTCTGAGCATCGGCTCCCCACGTTGTGGTATCTGCCTGTGGGTCAAAGTCCCATCGGCGGATGTTGATCCACTCTTCGGACGGACCTATGTCTTGCCACATCATACGGAGGATGTTTTCGATTCCAAGTCCATTGAAGCCATAAGTGTTGACCGCTGCGTTCCAGGTAAATGTGGTCTGCTTCACAGCGCTGATGGACCCACCCATAGCACCAATAGTATCATTGATAGCCTTTTGGATTGTGGACTTTGGGAAAGTCGGAGAAACGGTAACGCGAGCATCAACAGCGTGAGTTGTTGCACTGGTGCCAAGGTACCCCCTACCAAATGGCGCAATCGTTGCCGTGTTCGCCACACGGTCAAACGAGTCTACCCACATCAACTCGGTTCCGATCTCAATAATTCCCTTTCCGACGTTGTCGGTAGAGTGGAGGCTGAGGATGGTTGGGTCGGAAGAAGGCGAGGTGAGGCTTGTAACGGCAGCAGTCAGGTAGGTGCTGCGATCTTGGTTGATAGTGTACCCAGCGAGGTTGATCATAACCTCATCGATCATCGTGCCTAGTGTAGCACTCATAGGTTGATACTCCTTAGGGCATCGACAGGGGAAAGTCCAGTTGTTCCTGCTAGTTCGTTGCAGATTCCGCCAAGAGCCTTGTATTCATTAGGCTGACGATTGGCATCTGCTTTCTTGTTGAGGGCTCCGATAAGGGCAAGACCAGTAGTTCCTGCGTAGACATTAGCTGCCTGAGTAGGAGCGAGGTATGCCGAGATAGCCGGATATGTCCCACCATTGGCGAGCCTATTGAGCTCGCTAGCAAATGAACTACCTGCTGTGCCTGTGGCCATTATCTAAACCTTGCTGCTTTCTTTGCGATAGACTTTGGTTGTTTGGAGAACTGCTTACCCTTCTTGAGGTCAGCTCGCTTCTTGGCTGATGTCTTTGCGTACTCAGATGCAGACATAGCCTCACGTGCCTTGCGGGGAAGGTAGCGCTCTCCTGTGGCTTCTTTGCCTTGAGTGCTAGGCTTGCCGGACTTCGTACCCCAATCCTCTTTTGTCCACTTGGACAGTGAGGCTTGCTTCTTGGTCTTAGATCCGGTGTAACCGCCACCTGCTTTCTCGTAGGCTTGGGCGACAAGCTGAGCCTTTCGGGCAGACCATTGACCTGCCTTGCCACCCTTTGTGCCTGCGAGTATGCGCTTCTTGATAGACTCACGAAGTGCTGGCTTTGTGTATGCCATTACCACTTCACCTTGTCAGCCCAGTAAGCCGCACTCATCTTGCCCTTGGCAATGTTCTTTGAGTGACGAGCCTTGAAGCTCTTGCGCTTCATTTTCATTCTTTCAGACTCCCCAGCCTTTGGAGCACCGGCAGTCTTTGCGCCCTGTTCACCAAATCGAATAGTCTTGACTTGGCTCCCCACCTTCGCCACAACTACGTGTGACTTCTTTGGGTGGTTCGGTGTGCGCTTTGGCTTGTTGAACCCGGAAACGCCAGCTCGCTCTAGGCGAGGATCCTTCTTACTTTTTCTTTCCACGTCGAGCCATCCCTGCTTGACTTAGTGCGATAGCAACAGCCTGCTTGCGAGACTTGACGATAGGAGCTTTCTTTGGACCCTTAGGATCCTTCCCAGCGTGCAATGTCCCTGCCTTATACTCTCGCATAACTTTGGCAACCTTCTTGGCTGCTGCTTTCTTTTTCATTAGTCAGTCATTCCATTCGGCCAGTAGCCATATCTGTCAGCAATCTTCTTGCGAAGCTTGTTGATGTCCTTCACTTTTCCACTTTCCATTCTTTTGCGGAAAGCTTCTTCTGCTCGGCGAGCCATCTCAAGCTCCTTGGCTCTATTGGCGCTTGATCGAGATTCTTTCATCTCGCCAATACGTGTTGAGCGCATCATTACTTCTTCTTGCCCATCTTCTTAGCGACAGCCTTCTTTGCCATCTTCTTTACTGGTGCCTTCTTAGCCATTCGCTTCTCTTCCATCTTCGCCATCTTCTTACCCTTGGCTGTGTATGGGAACTTCTTATCGCCTACCATTGGCATTTTATACTCCTAGTTCTTTCATTACCTCTGCTGATTTTTTGTTGATGTGCTTTGCCGGAGGCATCTTCTGAGCATCGTATGCTCTGCCCAATGTCTCTGACGCTTTTACAGCTTCTTCGATCTTTCCCATCGAGGTACCAGCTGGCTGGATACCTTGAGCTCTAGCTTCCTTGTAAGCTTCAAGCTCCCGGTTGAACTTCTTGTTAGTCATCACTCGACGACTATCAGCGTCACCGGCATTCATACTGAGGGTCAAACCCTTGCATCCAAAGCACCCCTCTACATACTCAGGATGGGCTTCCCAGTGCTTCATAGTTCTTGAAAGTTAGCCTCCGTTACACCTACACCACCGGCGATAAGATTCGCCTTGGTTGTATCGTCCACCGTGTATTCATATCCACCTCGGTATGCAACCGGGTAGAATGTTAGGTCTTCATCTTCTGGGTATCGAATCTGTGCGTATCCACCAGTAGGCTTGAGGACGATGGTGATGCCTCTGTCGATCTTGAAAAACTCAAACAGTCGATGCGTCCCAGCAGGACCTTCCTCCACAGTTGGAGTTGTAAAAAGCCATTCGGCCATATCAGTCCCTTTCTAGTGAACTTACCAGTAGGCTAGGTTGCCCTAGCCCACCAGTCAATCAACTAGAGAGCAGCGATTGAGGAACCAGAGGTAATGCGGAAGAGTGCCTCGTCGCGGTAGACTGCGAAGCCGAGAACGCCGTACCAGCCCATTGGGCGGAAGCGCATCAACTTGTCAGTGACGTTACCGATAACGACGTGTGGCTCTTCAGCAACAGCTTCTGCCATTGCCTGAGCACCGCATACGATGGTGTTGAAGACACGGGTAACAGGAGTTACCGTGACAACAGTTGTCGCTGTGACAGGAGCAGTGTGAGCGATGCTGACCGTGAAGGTTGTGGTATTGCCAGAGGTGCTGATCGCGGAGATCAACGCGCCTGTTGCAATGCCAGTTCCGGAGATCTTGTCGCCAACCTCAGCACGGGTTGCGATAACAGCCGAAGAAGCAACACCGAGGGTGAAGCCACCGGAAGTACCAGCAACAGTTACAGCGGTTGTAGCGAGAGGAGTCTGGTCTGCACCAGTCTTTGCATTGTAGAGACGTGGTGACTCAACGAAGAACGCGCCTTCGTAGTCGCCGATCTCTCCAGCCCAGATGTTGTCTACGGCTGGTGCGCTCTGTGCGTGGACGAAGTTCCATCCGAGGTTACCCGACTCCGCACGGAGGTCGTGTGAAACTTCTGGGTGGATTCCGGTCCAGTAGTAAGAACCACGGCGAGCCTTGGCCTTGTTAGCACGGAGCTTAGCAACTGCACGACGGATGTCTGCAGAGTCAATGGTGTCAGCAGCATCGACGTTAGCAACAGCAGTTGCGTTGCCTGCGAAGATGTTGTTGGAACCGGAGCGGAGGGTCGTCATCGCAACAGAGTCGATGGAATCAGCGAGGTTGTAAGCAATGATGTTTGCAATCGCTGGATCGACATCTGCGAGCGAGAAGAGCTCGAGTGCTCGGGTTACGAGAACTGCATTACCATACTCGTTGAGAGTGATGGTGACAGTGTTCGGTGTTGAGAGAGCAACTGCATCTGGATCGGTTGTTTCCGTCAAGGTGCTGGTTGCTTGATCGAGATCGACGTACTTCTGGAGTACGACGGTCTGACCTGGGAATGCTTGGCGTGCAGGACGCTTGTCCGCAACAGAACGAATGAGTGGTTCTGAACGGAGAGCGAACTCGAGGAGGCGATCATACGCCTTCTGTACGAGACCTGCGCCACCAACGGTACCGCCGAGTGATCCACTCGACGTATCTGTGTATGCCATTAGTTTAGTCTCCTATGACTATGAACGGTTATTGTTGAGATCGCAGAAGGTTGAGGATCTCGTCTGCCGAAGAGGCATTGTTGAGTCTCATTTCAAAATCTTCTGCTCGGTCAGGTGTAACTGCACTTTGTGTGACGATATCTTGCTGGCGAAGTGCCGCTCGATCTTGGTCAGACAATGTTGATTGAGGTTGCTCATCTGCTTTGATTCCGAAGAGGTCGGCGTTCTCATCGAGCCAGCTTGACACTGTCTCCTCGTTCACGTCTTCCAGATCCTTCATAATCAGGCGAGCAGCCTTTTGGTTGACACCCTTCCGTTCCAGGACTTCCTTGACGGTTCTCTCACGCTGCACCTTGGATAAACCCTCAAGTTGCTCTGTAAGTTCCTTGATACGCTTCTCGTCAGCTCGCTTGGCTTTACGCAACTTCTTTATCAAGTCACTGCCATCACCGAGTTGATCCGGTGTATCTAGGTCATCGTCTTCGTCGTCCCAGTAGTTGTTGCTCATAGCAACCACCCTTTCATTTGTAGTTACGTAGGCCACAGATTCCATTCGGGGAAATGGGCTGGCTCCTACTACCGGTCTATACACCGCGTGAGGCCGGTCGATTCACGCAGGATTCTAGTTAGAAGGCTCCGCGATTTCCTCTTGCTTGCGAAGCGAGTTTGACAGCACCGCTACGACCCTGGAATCGGAGACGCTCACGCTCTTCGATCTTGCCTAGGGTTTCGAGTTCGTTTGCTGCTTGGTTGAACACAGCGCCAATCGCCTGTTCCTGTGTGACAGGTGCTTGACCGCTGAGTCCTGCAAGGAATGTTCCTCGCTCAGATGTTTGGCGAACCTGTCCAAATCTAGGTAGTGAAGTCTTGAAGTTGAACCCAGAGTTAGCGAGCTCTTGGGCTGCAGCATCTGCCAAGGAGAGTCCTGCCTGTGCAGCAGCAGCCTTGACCTCAGATCGAGTCCTCATTTGCTCAAGCTCACGGACACCACGCTCACCAGTAAGGATAGCCTTGGCAAGGGTTGTGCGATCTGCGAATGGAAGATTCCTTCGGATCTCAGCCTTGACTGGCTCTGGCGCAAAGTCAATAGCGTTGAAGACATCGTTGATGATGGCACTTGTCTCGCGGACAGACTTTCCGGTTGACATCACATCGTTGAGGAAGTCTTCGTTGGCTAGGTCCTTGAGTCCTGCAATCTTGAGGACATCAGCAAGGGCTTCTTGTGACTTGACGAACTCTGCGATGGTTGGAACTTCAACTGGGATACCCTGACGGCGCATATCCTCAAGAGCCTTGATGGCTCGGAATCGCTTGGTGAACTCAGGGATAGCGTTGTTGAGTTGCGCCTCACGAAGGGCTAGATTCATAGCTTCGTCAATGGTTGACCCTGTGCGGTAGTACGGAGCAGCAAGGTCATAGAGTTTCTTTACGTATTCTTTGCCAGCCTCTTCCCTGCCGATGAGTAGGGCAAGAGTATTGATGAAAGTATCTCGAGCAAGAGTTCTTTCGCCAGCTACAGGAGTACCGGTTGGTCCAGGCACTGGTGATCCTGCTGGAAACGGAGTGGTAATAGCAGTCGTAGATGGACTAGTTGTTGTAGCGACTGTGGTCGTAGCTGCCGTTGTTACCGGAGCAGATACCACAGGCTGAGATGCTGCAGATCCATAGATTCTTTGCTCGGCCGCAGTGAACGCGCTGGTGTCAACTGGGCTGGTTCCTCCGACAGGAAGTGTAGCCCGCGGAGCAATGGTGGCAGGAGCGGATGGAGCTACTTGCCTGCCAGCCTGAACGGCTTGCTGCATCGCCTGTAAGCGCATTGTAGCAAGATCGTTGGCGTCAGGAGCCTTCTTCTTTTTTGCCATTTATACTCCGTATCCCATAGCGCGGGCAAGGGAAGTAGCAGCATCTCGAGCTTTCTCGTTCTCTGCTACGGTTCCTTCAATTTCAGGTGTGGTTGCAAGGTATCTATTGGCATCGGATACTGTCATATTCTTGATACGATCAAGGACAGGATTGTCGAGTTGAATCTCGTTGGGATCCAGTTCGAGAACCTTTGCCATCAGATTGATCTTGTTGCCGTAGAGCTGACGCACCGTGTACTCTGGGAATGCCTTGATCTTCTCTGCTAGCTCTGGGTACTCAAGGGATGCGAGCTGTCCGAGCTCAGCCTTGAACTGACCTTCGGTCATCTTGCCACGGGCAATGTTCTTGGCAGCCTCACGCATCTCGGCGTCCGAAAGGATGTACTTGCCGTAGTCATTGACCAGGGAGCGTGCCTTTTGCAGAGCCTCTAGACTCTTGGCTCCAAGCATCTCTTCCTTCTCGAAGTTGATCTTGGACCAGATGTAATCCTCAGCAAAAGCTTTAGGGTTGAAGAACTGTGGGAACTCTCGAGTTACAATGCTGGTAATGGTAGACTCTGTGTCGCCCTTACCCTTACCCTCTTGAATCCTCTGGCGTGCAGTCCTGACCACCTTGTCGAGCTGCTCGTTGGCAGCCTTGTTGTACTGCTCTACGAAGCTACTGATGTCCTCTTTGGAGAACTTGCCAGCAAACTGTACATCCTCGGCAATAGTGCTTAGGAGTTGTCGGGCTGCAGCGGGGGTCAGCTGAATGACGTTGGTCTGAGTTGTGGTCTGATCTTCGTTTCCGGAAGAGGCACCGCCCATAAGAAGACCAGCAAATGCCTGTAGTTGCTCAGGACTGAACTCCAGTACACTGCCACCAGACTTGTTCTTTTTGCTCTTCTTGAGTTCTTCTTTGGTTTGATTATTTTCAAATCCCACTATTGAACCGCCTTTAGGGTGTCTTCTTCAAAATGTCTTCGAATGAGTTCTCTAAGTTTAGGGTGCCACTTAGGTGCTGCTTGCTCAATATAAGCGTTGTAGTTATCTCTGATCCTGGACTTACGCTCGTCATAAGCCGGTAAGCTATCACGTAGAGTTGTAGCTGCTGTGCGGAAAAGGATAAACTCCTTCACGTCATCCCAGAGTTTTGTGTTTCCATACTTGGACATAAAGTTCTCGTCGGACACAATCTCGTAGAGACCACGGGCATACCTGAAAGACTTGTCTCCTCGGTTAGGATCGTTCCAGTCTTTCCACCACTTCTCGCTGATCTTCCTGATCTCGGTATTGCCAGCCTTCTTGAGGACAGCTTGAAGATCTTGTCTAGACCTCCAGGTATCACCGTCTTGTAGAGCGATAGCCTCGAGCTTATCTCTCAGATCGTTGTATGCGCTCCAGGCTCGATTAGCCATACGGAGCTCTTCGATCTCCTTGGGGGTTTTCTTTACATCGTTGAAGAGCCCACCACCAGGAAGCTTAGTGTTTGGATCCTGTAGCTTTCTGTAAACACTGAGGTTGAAGTCGTCTTTATCGTAGTCGATGTCAAGTGTCAGCAGTCCGAGTACATCTGGGTCGAGCTGTTGAAGAGATACAGCAAGCTTCTTGTTGTCAACAAAGACTCTGTTGTAAGCCTCTGATGTAGGCTGAACATAAGCCTTGGATTCTCTACCCTTGAAGGTGATTCGGTCCAATGGGAACTCATCGCCTAGGTTCTTGAGGAACTCCTCTTCAGCCAGAACCTTTGCTTCTTCTTCGTTGGCTCCCTTTGTGATATACTTGTTGACCAAGATGCCGTAGTAATCGTCAAAGATCTGCATTGGTCGGGTATCGACCTTAGCTGGAACTCCGAAGATAGATGCGAATGTCCATCGGAACTTACGGCCCCATAGTGCTTGGGTAACTTCTTTGACCTTTTTCTCGCCAGGATACTTAGCTATGCCAAGTTCTTGCAAGGTCATATAGTAGTTGTGGACAGAGTTCCAGGAGTCAAGGAAGTCCTTGTCCGACTCTGGACCTACAGCATACTTGTAAAGATCGTTAGCCCATACTGGTACGAGTCCCTTTGCAAAAGACTGTGCTGGGCCATAAGGGAAAGCAACATCATACGTTGCACCCATAACCTCCTTGAGTGAGTCCTCAAGTTCAGGCTTCCAACTTAGCACTTGTCCCGTTGCCTGCGCTACATAGAACGAAGGTGTGGGGAAGTTGAGCAAGAAACCAATGGATCTAGCATTGAGCCGGATACCTTGATCTGCAAAGAATCCCATTTCCTTAGTGCCGGGAACAATCAGGTGTGTTGCCTTCAACGGATCATCAACCTGATTCCCGTATTGGTCAACACCGAATGATCTGAAAGCTGCCTGGTAGTTGTAAAGGAACGACACCACTCGCTGTGGGTTGTTGATTGCAAATCGCCCATAGCGGTAGAAAGCATTGAGAGAAGCAGCGGGGAATGCTGATGCAACTCGGGCTGCGTAAAGGACGCGGTTCTGGCGGTTGATCGTGTAGAAGGTCTTCTCGTTTTCCTGAAGAGCTTCACGACGAGCAGCAGAACGCAGGGTGTTTATGGTGTCTAAGCCGACAACATCTAACCCTTGGCGACCCAACTCATTAGCCTTTCGGGCTATAGAGTCGAAGAAAAACATATTGGCAGATGCCCAACGAATTGGGTTTTCTGGTCGGGTCAGCGTTCTGAATACAGATGCTGCGCCCTTGGATAATAGTTCATCAAAGTATGCAAATGATGAACGGCGTTGGATAGGCTCTGGCAATCCGACATAGTTGAAGTCTAGTGGTTGAATCGGGTGGAGCTTCTCTATGTCGCGTGCTAGCGCTATCTGCAACTCGGTAGACTTGACATCTCCCTTGAGTGCCAGGCTTCGAGCCTCTTGATTCGGAAGATAGCGATACACCATAGCGACTTGATCCCGTACCATAGCAGGAATCTGGCTCTTTGTTACCGTACCATATTGGGCAAAGTAGCTCTGTCCGACATCCGATAGACCCCATTCAAGGATCTCGTCGAATGTCTTACCCTCTAGAACCTGGTCCACCAGTGGGTCTCCACGGAAGGACCGGTTGACAAGATAAGCCAACTCCTCAAAGTACATTGGGTTGTTGGAACGAGTTACAGTCTGCGGGCTTCTGCGCATAATCAGACCCTGGCGAATACCCTCGTGAAGGTCACCTAGATATGTCTGAGATGCCGTGCGTGAGTTAGCAAACTCTTCACGGAACGCAGCACCAAAGTTATTCTCATCGAATAGATCTTCGATGCGTACCCACTGGCCATTGATCATACGGCTTCCACCGTCTGTGCCGTAGTAACGCTCTTTGTACTTTGCGCTACGGTTCCACAGGGCGGCACGCTCATACTGAGCTTCGCCCAAATCCTTGATGATGTTATCAATAATCTGATATTGCTCAGCAACCTTTTTGTTTGCCTCAAGAAGTTCTTTAGAGTTAGGAATTAGAGTATGGATTGTCCCTCTTACATTTGCAATAGCTGATTTAGCATTAGCTATTTGCGCTCCAAGCCTAGCCCTTGAGCTTGCTTCAGCTGATGGCTTATCCCTAAGAACAAGATCCTTGTCAAACACATATGATGGGTGCATCTCAGGTGGAACATAACCTTCGCCAACAGGTTTGCCAGCCAGAGATCCTGATGTCTCTACGAATCGAGGCTTCTTGTTGTTCTTTATCTGCTGTGGGAATCTGCCTCGCTCAACATCTTCAACCATCTCGCTCTTACGGCCACGGACAACGCGAACTGGATTC